AAGAGTAAGAATTCTTACTCTTGTGGATCTCGTTGAGTAGTTCCTTATTGGTCAGATAATTCACTTTTGGTGTAATGGCCATTATGGCGCCGCTCCTTTTTGTTTTGTTCTCGCGGTAGAATATCAAGCAGTCTCTGAGTATGAGTCAGCGCATCGCTTGTTAAACCTGAATATAGACTAAACTGGGTAGAATGTCTATAAAAGCGGCCCTAATCACCCGATTCCGGGCTGGCACATAATGACAAAAGTCATCTCAGTGTGTAGGTTGGTGATCGATAGTTAAAACGTGTTTTTATAGAGCGGTAAATATGAATAGAGGCAGCAACAAAGTGGTCTTCGCGGTTGGGAGGTTGAATCCTCCCACCAAAGGACATGATGTGCTTGTTCAACAGCTGGTGGAAACTGCTAACCGTCTAGGTGCCCGACCAATGCTCTACATCGTAGATGGAGCAAAGTCGGGCCAGGACAAGGATAAAAATCCACTGACTGGTGAACAGCGCATGGTTATTGCTCGACAACTCTTTCCTGGGGTTGATATTGATATCGTGGGCTCTGCCTATGAAGCCCTGGAAGTTTTGGATCTACAATACCTCGACCCGAGGGCGTGGATCGCGGGTTCTGATCGTGCGGCCAAATACCGCAAACTTCTAGCTGGTGAGCAGTTGGATTGTGAGGTAATTGAAGTGGACCGCAATGCGGGTGAAGCTGATGGCGTAAGCGCCACAGAAGCCCGCCGAGCAGCCCTAGAGGGTAACATGGAAGAGTTCGCTCATCATATGCCCGCTAGACTTCAGCCAAACGAACTTGCGGATATAGCAAACATGATTCGTGAGGTGAATAATGGGAGAACCAACCAAAGCTAATACGACTACTGGTATTGTTTCCAGTGGTAGGGGTCAAAGTGTCAACGCCAAGGCAGTAAGTGCCGGTGACTTTGCATATGGTGCTTTGGGGAATGGCACCGCAGGTGGACTAGGAAACGCTGCTCTCTTGAGCACTACAACTATTCTACCCAATACCCGAAGAACCAATATCAGTAAAAGCCAGCTCGAGGAAGCTGACCGGGAATATACTCGCCAGCTGAACCTCTTGAGCCAATTCTGGACTAACAATGATACCAGCAGTCCAGCCTATGAGGCACAAAAGCAAAATGCTCTGACTTCCCAATATCAATGGGAATTGGCTCGAAACAACCTAGAAGAGGTTGTTGCCACTGACTTGTCTCGTCAAAGATTACCTGTCAGCTTTGAAGATGAACCACCATTGACCACCCCTATTTTGGGAGATCAGGAACTGGTACCAGTTCCTGCTGTTTCCCTTCCTGAAGAGGAAGGAGAAATTGTGGTGACTGGTAGAAAGATCGACTATCGAGTTCGTATTACTCCACAAGAGGGTCAGCGCGACGACATCTTTGGTGATGAGAATTCAATTCTCAATCTTCTAAGAGAAACCAACGGTGTATTCTTTCCATACACTCCTACAATTGATTTAAGCCATCGTGCGGAATATTCCACTATGGCGCCCACTCACGCTAATACCAGTTATTACTCCTATACTCATACCCCTGCGGTTCAGATTACTATAACTGGACAGTTCACAGCTCAGAATTTAGCAGAAGCCAAATATACCCTAGCGGCCATGCACTTCTTCAGAACTGTTACCAAAATGAGATTTGGCGCCTTGGAAGCTGAGGAGGGAACTGCTGGTTTGCCGCCACCAGTATTGAAGTTGAGTGGTTACGGTGAATTCATGTTCAACGATCTCAATGTCATTATTCAAGATTTCAAAATGGATCTTCCACAAGATGTTGACTATATTGAAGTTGAGCACGCTGGAGGATTGGCCTGGGTACCTTCGCTAACTACGTTTAGTGTTACCTGTGTGGTTCAGAACACCCCCAAGCAACAGCGGGATGAGTTCAACTTTAAAGATTTTGCAAATGGTGATCTGATGAGATTTAACAAAGGATTCATCTAATGAGTAAGGTAGAATACAAACGATCTAGCCCATATGTGGACACGCGCCAGACTAATTGGTATCTCAGCAACTATGAACCACGTATTGTCAATCGAGACGGAACAGATGTTTTGAAAATACTGGAAACCAAATATGAAAATCGCCCCGATTTGCTTTCTTATGACCTATATGGAACACCCAACCTATGGTGGGTGTTCATGGTAGTCAACCCAGATGCCATCAAGGATCCAATCTATGACTTCAAAGCAGGATTGGTAATCTATGTTCCAACCGCTACTCGTCTTTCAAATGTTTTGGGGATCTAATGACAACCGCTAGAACCAAACTTACTGCAAATCCACAAACGGACCAAAAACAAGCAGGAAAATCCGAGGACACCCGAGTGGACAAGGATGCGGAAACTACGGCTGAGAAGCCAGGTTTTTCTGGTCAGTCACTTGGCGAGAATAACATCAGTCAAGGCGGAACACCGGGTGGAGTTCTGAAAAATCTCAACTTTGTTCCAGAGCCCAATCCAATGGGTGATTTTTTTCAGTCAACCTATCACTTTTCATTCTATCTTGATACTGATATCGTCGCCGAGCAAGGCAGTGACAAAGTTTTTGTGATTGCTGAAACTGGTCTAACCGGTATGAATATACAAAGTGTGGAAATTGAAAGTTTTGTTGGTCCAAACATAAGAACCAGAAACGCCACTGCTACAAGCATCACTATCAAAATCTTTGAACCTTTTGGAGCACAATTCCCAGATTTGCTGTTCAACGCGGCTGTTCGAATGAATATTCGAAACTACCTAAAGGCGCCTTGGTTTCTAAAACTAAAGCTTCATGGATACGACGAGGACGGTACTCGCGTAGAGATTGGTGATGGCTGGAAGTGGAAGTTGGTGCTAATTGATGTTGAAAGCAACATCAGCGAATCAGGTTCCATGCACACGGTTACTGCGATGCCCATGGCCGAAGTCGCACTCAATAACCAGTTCTGTATGTTGCCCGCTCTGGTCAATACTACGGGCACCACTGTTGGTGAGGTATTGAAAAATGTCATCACCAGTATGAATGAGAACGTCAAAACCAAATATGGGGATACCAATCCCCCGGCTATTGAGTACGCGATTGAAGATAGGGAATACCCCTACGATACCAAGGTGGGAGTAACTCGCCCCTTTGATCACAAGATTATCTCTGACGCTCCACAGGACACCAACACAAAAAGCTCGTTGGACTTTGGAACGCAAAGCACACACTTTGCTCCAGGAACCGATGTTCCGGCGATTCTAGACATGTTGATATCTAGAACCGAAACTGGTATGCAAATTGCTCGATTGAGTCGTGAAAAGCCACCAACAGATGGTCCAGACCTTGAAGAGAATATCAGAGATGCCGCCTCCCTGATGCACCGCATTGATACCAAGGTTGAGTATTTGGATTACAATGCGGTTATTGGTGATTATGCCAAGAAGATAACCTATATTGTAAAGCCCTTTCAGAGCCTCCGGCTTCTTACCTCAATGGGTAGAGCTATGTCCTTTGACAAGGAAAAGACCCTCAACCGAGTCAAAGCCAAACATGCCATTGATCGACTGCTTCTGAAAAAGCAGTATGACTACATATTCACTGGTTTGAATACTGAAGTTGAGAAATTTGATATCAACGTCAATTTTCGATGGGCTGTCAGCGTTCCTGTGATTCAAGGATGGGGGACCTATACTGGAACTACTGCGCGTGTGGATCTAGCACAGGATGCCCAATCCAGATCACTTGCACTTAATCAAAACGGACAGGAACTTGAAGCAAAATCCTTGGAACTTGCCCAGTTGGATCAACAGATAACTGAGGCCGGCGAGGCCGTCACGCCTGAGCAAACTCAGAGGCGAGCTGAACTGGATGCTCAGGTCCAAGCACTTAAGAATCAGAATAATGATCTCAGAACAGTTGCCGGGACTGCTATTGACAAGGTAAACCAAGTTGAGAACGAAAAGGCTCTCCGACGACGCCAGGCCAATCCGGTATTTGGTAGAATCATCGACGGTGAAGATGACATCTATGACAACGCCCAATCAGAAGCTGATGGTCGAGCACGTCCTGGGTTTGGTGGCGGTGGAAATGATGACCTCAGTTATCTACCTATAACCATTATTCAAGATCCGGATTCTCCCAGTGCTAGTGTTATGACTGGAACGAGCACCGACAATAACTCAAATAAGAGTATCTACGGTGCTTTGTTGAATCAGTTGTATGGAAGCTTTGACGGAAATCTTCAGTCACTGGAATTGGAGATTCGTGGCGATCCATACTGGCTTGGTCCAGGCGCTGACGGTGAAGTTTACGATGAACCTTCAACTAGTACGAAACCAAACTTTAACAATGGCGAGCATATGTTCGTCTTTCGCTTCAAGCTACCACAGGGTTATGACCAGGCCACAGGAACGGTGAGCGTTGCCAGAGATGATACTTCACAAGGTGGTAGTTCAACCGAAAGTGAACAACCAAAGCTAGCAAGCGGTGGAAACAGCAACATCTTCACTGGTTTCTATGCAGCAGTACAAGTTACTCACAGCTTCAATAATGGGTATTTCTCACAAAAGCTCAGTGCTCAGAGGATTCAGGGTTGGACTTATGAGAATATCATTGAGGGTAGAGAAAACGAAGTTGAGGACAGCACAGTCTTCACTGATTCCAATGCACCCGTGTCAACAACCACTGGTGGAAACCCTGGAAGCGGCAACACTGGTAATAGGGGAGCAGGTGACCGCCTACCTCGTAGGACCAGTCTAACCGAACGAGAGCTGTTGGCTATTACTCTAGTGGGCGAAGCAGGCGGAGAAGGTGATCAAGGTATGTTGGCCGTTGGTAACGTGATTGCTAATCGCACCAGGGCTGGATATCGAGGTAATACTATCAGTGAAGTTATTATGAGCCCTAGACAGTTCTCCGTGTGGAACGATCAGAGTCCAGAGTCACTATATAATGCTAGAAAAGACACTGATGTTTATAGAAGAGCCGATCGCATTGCAGGTGAAATTCTAAGTGGTAGGGCCAATGATATTACTGGCGGCGCAACGAGTTATTTGAATGTACCGGTTACTGCCCAGCAGCGAGGCGGATCCCTACCACCCTGGTATCGCCGAGACCGCATTACAAGAGTTATAGGAAAGCATACTTTCCTCAAGGGAGTTTAAAAATGGTAAATCAAGGCTTTAGGCGATCCTTTCGGACACCGCCGGGTTATCTGAATCATGATGCCTCTGGTAGAGTTGGAATGTTCAACCAAGTTTACCTAGGATTTGTCAAGAGTAATGAAGATGCTTTCAAGAATGGGCGTCTAAGGGTATGGATACCTGAGTTCTCATCCTCTCCTGATAATGAGAGCCAGTGGATTACGGTCCAGTATTGTTCTCCCATGGCGGGTGCTACTCCCGTGAGTAACAATGTCAAAGAAGGTAAGACACTTGCTGAAACCCAACAGTCCTATGGTTGGTGGTCTGTTCCGCCTGACGTGGATAATGAAGTGGTCGTGATGTTTCTAAACGGTGACCCCAATCGTGGTATCTATATTGGTGGAATGTATCAGCCGTTTATGAATCATATGGTTCCAGGTATTCCAAGCGCGCCCTCACATCAAGAGGGAGTTGAAGGACAAAATCCACCCGTAGCTGAATACAACCGTTGGGACCCAGCTGTCACTGATTCCGACAATCATACTAGGGCCCGTTTTGACCCCCTTCACGAGGGTCTCAGGAACCAAGGACTCTATACCGACCCACAGCGCGGCCCAAGTACCGCCGGTGCCCGCAGGGATACTGTAAGCAGGGTCTACGGGTTTAAGAGCCCCAGAGGCTCACACATGGTATTTGATGACTCTGAGGAAGACTCATATATCCGCTTTAGGACTGCCTCTGGTGCTCAGATACTAATCAATGATGCTGCTGGATATGTTTACATCATCAGTGCTAACGGAAATAGCTGGTTCGAGATAAGCGATGACGGAATTGATGGATATTCTGCCAATTCGATAAGTTTGCGATCTCAACAAGACATTAATCTTCACGCCGACGGTGCAATTAACCAATATGCCAAGAAATCCTGGAATGTATTCGGGGGCGGTGGTATGACAATGCAGGGCAAAAGCTTTGATCTCTTGAGCGCATCAACCGCCAATATCAGCGCCAGTGGTGATCTCAACCTCTTGAGCCAATCCAACGCCAACGTGAGTGCGGGAGGAAATTGGAGCGCCCGCGCTGGTGGCACCGCCGCCATCAATTCAGGCGGTGCCCTTGGTGTGAGTGCCGGTGGTAACTTGTTCCTGCAAGGATCCCAGATTCAGCAAAATAGCGGCGGAGGCCCAGCTGCCTCTTCTGCTAAGGAAGGCTCAGGACCACAACCACAGGAGCTCGAGGATCGAGAACTCAACGTGGATACTAATTATGAGGAAATCTCAACCAAGACTATCGTGAGTAGGCTACCAACCCACGAACCTTGGGCAGGTCATCCTTCAACTGGGTCTGATCCTTCCCGACAGAGAGTGGATCTAAGCGTTAGCTCTAGAAACCAAGTTGACGGTAACGGTAACGCTAGGGATAATCCAAACGATATCCAACCCGGAGAAGAGGAAATCATTCCTACGGATAACACTACTTTTGTGGCACCGGCTAGTGGACCTATTACTTCCCTTTTCGGTCCTAGAAACACTGGAATTCGAGGTGCTTCTAGAAACCACAAGGGGGTCGATCTTGGAATTCCAAGAGGAACTTCAGTTGTGGCTATGAGGGATGGAACCGTCACGAAGGCCGGTTGGGGTACTGGATATGGTAATGTGATTTATATCCGTCATGATAACGGATATGAAACCCGCTATGCCCACTTGACCTCCTTTAATGTGAGGCCAGGTATGAAAGTAAAGCAAGGCCAGGTGATCGCCCGTTCCGGAAATACCGGTGTAGGTTCTGGACCCCACTTGCACTTTGAAATCCGAAGGAATGGAACAGCGTTGAATCCAAACACCAAGCTGAAGAATATCCGAAAGGGTGCTCGACTAACGGCTGGTAGAAACTAAAGTGGGGGCCTAGGCCCCCACT